TCTTCTTCACAATTTATCTGACTACTTTCGTCCGCTTCTTTGATTTGCCACATATAATAAGGGATTTCTTGTGTATTTGGATATCCAAACGTATTAGTAGGGCCTAATGGGTTTGATATTAATACTTTTGTTCCATCTGTTATTATTCTTCTGTCATTAGTATCACCACTAAAATATATACCCATCAAACCATTACTAATTGCCACACTATCTGAATAATTTCCATCTATGTAAGGAGTTATACCATATTCTGAATTTATAGATAACATTTGTGCGAAATCTCCATCAACCCTACCGTCAAAAAGTGGGCTACCTGTTCTAGTGAAAAATCTATTGATTCCTGTAAATAAAGTATCCTGTGGAATAGGTATTATACCTGCTAATTCAGCTAACCAACTTTTAACAGCAATTCTAGATATTACAAAAAGTGTAGTAATCGCACTATTACTTTTATATGTACTTGTAGGTATAGTATTAATAATATAACCATCAAACTCACCACTCAAAGATAGTTGGTTAGCATACTCATCTCTAGGACCTAATTCTACTATTGTTGTTGGGAACCATATGTTACTATTATTTTTACCCACCGTTTGTTTTTTAGTTTCTTGACCTATAAAACCATAGTTGTCCACATATGGTGTCGACCTATAATAGAATGAATTAGTTTCACTGTTAAAATACACTGGACCTTGTTTTCTTGTGTTATTATTACCATAATTGTCTCCACAAAATTGATATCTATCTACTTCATTAAAGTTATCCTCTGTCGGGTCGCTAAAGTATAATGTCCTCCTTTGGTACGGTGGTAGGTACAATGTTCCATTTATCCAATTGTTCTGAAATGTTTCCGCAAATAGTCCTTGGCACACCGCATACATAACTTTATATCTTTCTTTCCATTCACTTAAAAATTTCCAATCTGCTAATATACTTACAATCGGTGCTTTAACAACGAACATATAACACCCATTAACTACTCTCTCTTCTGCCGGTACCACCATACCTAAACCTAGATTAGTGTCTTCACCGCAATCTTCTATTGGGTCTGTAACTCCAAAATTAGTACCGCATCCGGTGTAACAAATCCAAGGCACCATTCCTTCACAGTTTAAAGAAGATAATACCGACGCTAAATTTTGATTCATGTCTTCAAGTATCGACTCCTCGTCTCCTTCAAACCCTTCATTAACAAATGCGGGTCCGCTAACTATTTGTGTAGATTCTCCATTATCATCATAAGTTATAAGTACTTGTTGAGTATTTAGGTGTAGTCCATACCTTCGATATTCGGGTGCTTTATTTGTATTAAGTGTATCAAAATTATCACTTACAGGTATTCTGTCTGAACGAAATACAATATACTCATAATTATCAAAAGTAGTTACTGGGTCAGAACCGTTAGGGTTACCCGATTTATATATCGGAGATACAGTTATAACGTCCTCTTTTTGATTTGCCTTTTTACTATTGTTAACGACTCTAGTGTATTGATAACCACACCCTTCAATTCTTTGTTGTGCCGGTATGTTTATACCGTCTTGAGGCCAGTTTGAACCAGGTGTGTCTATACCATTACCACTACTACCCATCCAATTTACAAATGTATCGTCTCCATCAAACTGTTTATCTATAGAGACATACTTGTTTGTCGCCTTTGAATTAAATGATTCCCATAAGTTAGGGTCTAACTGTAAACTGTATGACTTGTGATATAGTGATTTTGTATTTACGTTAACTCCACCATAAGAAGAGTATCCATCATTACTACTATTGTAAAAGTATATATCACCATTTAAACTATTATCGGATAAAAATATGTGGTGTGGTGTTGGTGTTAGTTCATCTTCTCTCCATATATTATTTTGTGTATTGTCCCCTCCAATGTTGTTAGGTTGTATGGGTATATTCATATAATAATCTCCTTCTACGACGACATCTCCACTGTATCCTACCCCTTCATTAAAGAGCTCTGATAAGTCATATCTAATTTTTTGTCTAGGTGTGTAAACATCTACACCTCTGACACCAAAAACTATTTTTAAATTACTGCTATTTGCCACGTAATCAATAACATCCTGTTGTGACCACTTACAAGCCTCTTCGTCATCATTTTCCCAACAACTATATCTCATTAAAAAGTGTATAATATAGTCATACACTAATGAAGTACCTGCATTTATATTCCAAGCGTCCTGGACTGTCATTGCAGTCACTGCTTGGAAGTACTCAACACCTGACTTGAATTTATAACTTGCAGTATCTGCTGTAACTACAAGGTTAGCTACTGCACTTCCATTTAGTCCGTTAGTTCTAATATATGGAACTTGAACTTGCACATAACTATTTTCACTATTTTGTATTGTTGTTCCAGTAATCCCTGTGTCTCCAAGTTGGTTTCCTTGTGGAAAAATGTTAATGTTAGGGTCAGAAATATTGTCAGGATTATTAAAACTAAAAATATCACCTGACTCTATTTCTGTAGTGTCTTTAACTAACATAATAAAACATATGTCAGTCCACGGTGTTGAGCTATTGTCAGGTCCAAAAATATCGTTTACCGTTTTTACTTGAATACTATTTTTTATTTTATGTGTGGATGGGCAATCTCCGTTTTGGTCTTGTTGTGGTATATATACACTATCTTGTCCATTATCAAAATACATACTTCTACGATTCATTAAGTTCAAGGCTTGTGACCAAGTAACTTGTGGTGAAATTTTCCATCGTGTTTTTGTATTACTATCTGACTCTATAATGGGGAAAACTGGAGATTTATACCATTCTTTTTCATCTTTAGTCCCTCCTTCGTCAAAAAGGTCGTGATAAAATCCCTTACTTTGGGCGTCATATCCACTACATATAATTAAAGGTTGGTATTCTACAATAATAAGTTCTTCATCCGAGGCTCCTATGTACTCATTATAACAAAATGTATACCCTCCGTGAGCATTTTGCTCAGAAATACTCACATTATAAGAGACAGCTGTGGACGCAGGAAATAATGGTGTGGACCCTTGTCCCACTCCAGAAGCCCATTGTCCAAGACTATCAGAAGTACTTCCTGAAGTGTCTGTATTTCTATCAGTATCACATGCACAAGTGTCACACGAAGGGTATGACAACATAGGTAATGCTAGTTGTTTAAACCAATTATTATTTTCTAAATTAGGTATCGGACTACCATCAGGACACCAATCAGGTTTTTGTGTAAAAATACTTATAAATGCACATATACCGGTTAAAATGACATTAAATAAAGTACCAATTACTATTATTATAAATCTTACTATTCCATATATTACCGCTAATATATGCATGACAGGTATTAATGCGAATAATACTATATGTAAGAGAGGTATAATTTGTCTTGTCATCAATTGAATCATGAAGCTATCATCTTTAATAGCCTCATTGACGGGAAATCTATTATTTTCTGATTGACATGTCGTATCATTAATTCTAGTAATACCTATGTGTCTATTTCTACCGTCACCAAATTTAAACCTATCAATATGAGAGGCAACACTATATACTTTATTATACTGAAATTTATAAAATGTATCTTCACAATTTATTGCTGCATTTACATCATAGTAATCATTCCAATCCAATGAAAACGCATAACTACTATTTTTGTCATCAGGACCAAAAAAAACATCACCAGTTGTCCAACCTCTTTCTCTTAAGTTCGGAATTAAATAGTTCGCCCTTTTAATATCTCCTTTTGGACCTCCTCCATCGTCTTGCCATTTTACTTTAAATCTATATTTTGCCGTTGTGGGTATTCCTAATGATGGGTCGGGTGTTATTATTTGTTGCCCAAATTCATCAGTCGTAACATAATCCATGTTCATAGGTAAGTCGGTTAACCATGTGCCATTCTCATCAATTATATTACCACCTTCTTCTAAAACATATTGCTCTAAAACAGGTCTACTGTCTGAATCAATTTCTATTGTTTGTCTAAGTGCTAAAATTGTACCAGGACCCGTAGTTAAACTACAAAACGAACCCATTTTTCTTTTAGGTCTACAACTACTTTTAACATAATCATCATCACTAGTCGAAAATAGAGAACCCATAAAAATAGAATGTGGAGTTATTTCAATTCCTAAATCCCTCAAATCTAAATCTATTCTTGTAATACCTACGTTACATAAATCTTCTTGCCCCCAAAATGGACTGACTTCAACTTGCTTTATTTCTTTAATTATCTGAGGTAAGCTATCTAAATCTTCAGAAGATTTAAATTTATCACCTTCAAATTGTGTTGGTACACCCATACCCATCCTTATTAAATCTGCGGGTCTTAAAGAAAATTCACCTATATTAGATAGGTCTATATCAAAAAATACTTGTTGTGAGCCTAATGGTGCACCTACAATCATAAAGTCACCACTACTATTAGTTCTTACAGTAAATTTATAATACTTTTCATAAACCTCCAGTACTTCTTTTCGTGTTAATAAATCTTCCCTAGTTGGAAAAGTTCCTGTCGGTGAGTGTCCATCGTATTCTTTTACATATGGTAACAGATTATATCTGTACCCATCTTCGTTTTTTTGTACTACCGTTTTATACGGATATAATGTTGAAATTATTGGGTCGTTTTCATCAATTTCGTCTAACGGAATAAAAACTGAAACGTTTACATTCGGTACCCCGAAACCACCATTTGCAACGACTCTACCAGCTATAACACCATAGTCTGCACAAAACCTATCATAAATATCCTCTTGTCTTAATTTTAAAGATAGTATCTCAAGAAAATCAAAATCTTGGTCTATATTTAGTCTGACTTCTTTGTCAACACCTACTTCAGTTTTAAACCTATAACTTTTAGACATTTATTACTTTTAAGATAAATAGTTATTTACCTTAATTTTAAAACCAAAAAAATAAAAGTATATAAAAGTGTAGTTATGAGAAATCTACGTTTTTTAGTGTTTTAATTCTAACTTTAATATCTTTTTCAGGAAATCTTACCTGATATATTTGATTAGGTTGAGCATAAATGGTATCATCAATCAATCTAATCTGTTTTGTCTCTTCGTCTATGTAATTTTGGGAGGTTTCCGATGAAGAGTACTGACCTCCAACTTTATTGAATATCTTTATTTCTGATAATGTACTAACACCTGGTATATCTTGAACTATTCTTCTTATATCTGACACATTTACGTTTTTACCTAATAGATTGGTTCTTGGTGACATATAAGAGTTTATGCCGTCAACAATACTAGTTATTACTTGTCCTTGATTTTCTGTAGATTGCATAGCAACCGATAATTCAAACTCTAAATCAATTACTTGAGCGCTCCTGACTGAAATATAATCATTTATCATTCTATAATTTGATAAATAATTTGCAATATTCTGTTTTAAAGTGTTAGAAATATTACTTGTTAACTTACCTGTAGAATCATAAGAAAGTATCTGTATATTGATTTTATTATCCTCCTCTGTTATTGCAGCCTTAGCGGGTGCCCCAAATCTACTAGGCATAGTTCTAATTAAAGAATTATAATCGTTAACAGTTACCGCTCTTTTTTGAGCTGCAAAATTAAAAGTAACCATGTTTCTAACTTCTTCGGTTGTTGGTAAATTATCTCCCCCTATCGCCGCAGTTACATTGTTACACCTTAAACTTTGTATCACATTCTGATTTATATTCGGTGATGGTCCATTTACTGAAAAATTCACCGTACCTACTTGGGTGATGGTATTTACACCAATGTTAGAACTTAGTCCTCCACCTATTCTATATTTAATAAAAAGTGTTGTATTTGCTTTAACTGTTTTACCTAAGGCAATATTATTTTGGTAGTTTTCTAATCTAAGAGGTATCCCTGTTCTTGCAAACTCAGCTAACTGGTCGTCAGCCGTTGTTGTAGCTGCTCCGAATGTTAATTTACAATAACCTTCAGGTGTGTATTCAGAAATAAACCTGTTTTCAGTTTCTATATATCTACCTACTTTAATTCCTGGTTTATCAGAAGCCTTAGTTGGGTCTTCAACAAATACTGTATTTTCAGCCAAAGCGTCAACTTCATACCATTTATCAGGTGAAGATATAAATTCACCGTATGTTGGTGGGCTTGTGAATGATGTTCCGTCTTTTTGTATTACTGAAGTTATACTTATAACATTTTGTTCAGGTAAAAAGAATTCATAAAATGGTCTTACATCATTACTATTAATTACTTTTTTAAAAACTTTACTAGTACCATTAACTACAACCTCTCTTTTAGTTATTGTGTAATTTACAATTCTATTGTTATCATCAAAGTTTGGTATTTTAGTTCTATTTGGAAATCCTTGACTATTATATTGTGTTGAAAAATCTATATCGTCTTGGTTCTCAAATACTTGTCCCGCTCCTATAAATTGTGAACCCGCTCTTATCACTCCTAAATATCTACTGTCTTCTTGGTCACCAAAAGCGGGTACTGTTATAGACACATCTAATAAAGATATTGAGGGTCTATTTCCGGGTATTTTTAACCCATATGTTCTAGCAATATTATATATTGAAGACTTTTGTTGAGCATATTGTAAAACTGTTTCTTGTATACTCCTATCAATATGATAGTGTAAATTGTCTCCAATAGCCGCGTTTAAATCTAAAAATACAGAAAAAACCGAGGCGTCGTTAAAATTATCTATTAAGTCAGGGTAGTACTGTCTTGTAAAATTTATAAGGTCTTCTCTTAACCCTTCAAAATCTCTTTCAGTATATGATATTTTTCTATTAGCCATATATCTTAAATATTAATTATAATAAAATCTCTACTCTCAAAAGTATTACTTTTAATAGAATAATCTATTTTTACTTTAGCAGTATAATCTTCAACCCCCTCACCAGCGGTTCTAAATATGTCAAACATTTCATATTCTGTATCCATGTCTTCCTCATTTAACTGACCGACCGGAACTCTATCTTCTTCTGAATATGGTTTTATAGAAATATCATTTATTTGTAAGTTTGGTATATATTTGTCTACCGCCACTTTTATATCTGATTTTATTGCATCAAACGTTGGTCCGTCCATGGGTTCAAATATAAACTCATATATTCTTGTACCAAAATCAGGTAAGTAATATCTACTACCCTTTCTGGTTAATATAAGGTGTAGTAAGTCTGTTCTTATTTCTTGAGCAACAGTATCTGTAAGAGATAAATATTTACCGTCGATACTCTCCCTAAAAGGAAACTTTATACCATATGTTTTTTCAACCGCCATACAGATAAATATCTATATTTAATTTTTTTAAACTAAAAACCCGTCTATTTGACGGGTCTTAGTGTTATCCTTCACAAGCTACACATTGTAGGTCGTTTAAATTTAATTTTTTTCTTGCAAACGCCTGTGCTGAATTCATAGAGTGTTGATAATAAAGTGTTTTAACTCCGAGTCTCCAAGAATCTATTAAAAGTTTATTAACGTCTTTTGTAGGCATATCAGGTGATATCATTAAGTTTAATGACTGTGATTGGTCTATATAATCTTGTCTAATAGCAGCTTGATTGATTATTGATGACTGATTTATTTCAGCAAATGTTCTAAAAATGTCTTTTTGTTCGTCACTCAAAAAGTCTAAGTGTTGTACGGAGCCATCTTTTTTCTTTATGGAGTCCCAAACCTCTTTAGTGTCTTTATCAATACTATTAAGTAAGTTTTTAAGTACAGGATTTTTAATCGTTACTTTCATTTTAGCAACATCTTTAACATAACAGTTAGACCATATTGGCTCTATTGATTGCGACACTTGTCCAAGTATAAAAGCAGATGATGTAGTGGGTGCAATTGCATTTAATGTTACATTTCTTCTACCATAACCTTTTAAGTATTCAGGTTCACCGTATTTTTCAGCTAATCCTTCAGAAGCTAAGTATGACTTTTCTTTTATAAGTTTGAAAACTTCAACATTTAATTTAGCGGTTTCTTTGGTGTCAAACGATAAACCTTTGGATTGTAGTAGTGAGTGCCATCCTAAAACACCTAAACCTAAAGCTCTTTGTCTTTTTGCAAAATTATATGCCCTTTCAAGGTATAAGAATGCTCTCTTACCCTCAATAGTTTCATTATCCCTTAAATCTTCAATTTTAGTTAAAAATTCTGTGACTACAGCGTCTAAGAAATAGGTCATAACCTCAACTGCGTCAGTATCTTTCCATTCATCATAGTGTAGTAAATTCATAGATGATAATACACATACAAAAGACTCCTCTTCTGAGTTATGTAAAGCAATTTCAGAACACAGATTAGAATTATAAATTTTAGCACCTTTATCTCTATAAACCTCAGGTGATTTATTATTCATCGTATCTGTAAACATAATATACGGATATCCTATCTCCCCTCTTCGTTGAATTACTTTAGCCCATATCGCTCTTTTATCGTCGTCACCCGCAATCATTTTTTCCATAAAATCGTCTGTAACTGTAACTGCATGTGTTAAATCTTGTATTGGGAACCCTTCAGTTCCTATCTCAAGAAATTCCATAATATCTGGATGTTCCGCCGGTAGATAAGGTGAAAACCTTCCTCTCCTCGTTGAGCCTTGTGATATGTTATCTACAACGCTTTCAAAAAGATTCATAAAATGTACTGCACCAGGTGCATGTCCATTATCTGTAATTTCAGCACCTCTACCTCTAATATTACCAAAGTAGCCTGAGGTACCTCCACCCATTTTACTCATTTCACCAACTTCAGCTTGTGTATGTAAAATAGATTCTATATTGTCTCCGATATTAGAACCAAAACAACTTACAGGTAATCCTCTTTTTTTACCAAAATTAGCCCAAACGGGTGAAGATAACGAATACCATCCATTACCCATATATGTGTAAAACTTTTCAGCGAAACCTTCAATACCTAATATTTTTTCGGCATGCCCTGCAATTGTTTTTATTCTTTCTAAAGGGTTTTCACCTTCACTTAAATAACCTCTTCTAAGGAATGTTATTGATTCTTCATTTATCCAATCAAATGGTTTTCTTTCTTTCATTGTATATGTTTTTATTATTAAAATAAGTCGTTAGATGTAATTGATTTTGATTTTTTGCTATAGTTAATACTTCTCTTATTAAAGAAATCTGTATGTTTTGTTGTTAATATCTCGTCATCAAACCATTCAGTAGTTTCTAATAAAGTATCATTAACATCAAATATACTATCAATACCTATTGAGTTTAATGATACATTAAATCTATTTTTTATAAACTCCATAGTTTGTTTTTTGGTTAAGAACCCTAAGTCTCCTTCCTCAAAAATCCAATTAATGATTTCAATTTCAGCCTCATAAGCCTCTTTAGTTGATAAAATTAAATCGTCAACCAATTCTTCAGTCCACCAATCCGGATTTTCTTTTTTAATAAGATTAACCAAATCAAACCCAAATTCAGCGTGTATGTTTTCTTCTTTTGAGGTGGCTTCAACCGCGTTACTTATACCTTTAAGTTTATTTTTATGTTTATTAAAAGACATTATAACTAAGAACTGTGAAAATAGTGAAACATTTTCAACAAACATAGAGAACAAAACTATAGACTCAAAGTAGTCTTTGTTTTCAACCGATTTTGAAGTTGAGATTGATTTTTCTAAATACTTTATTCTTCTTCTAATTGCAGGTATTTCTAATAGTGTTTCAAATTGGTCATTTAAACCTAATAATTGTATTAGGTGTGAGTACGCATCAGCATGTCTGACTTCAGATTCTGCAAATGTTGCACCAACATTACCAATTTCAGGTTTAGGCATTCTTTTGTAAATGTCACCCCAAAATGTTTTTACCGCAACTTCTATCTGTGATATCGCCAACATAGCTCTTTCAACTGCAGACTTTTCTTCTTTAGTTAAATGAACTTTATAATCTTGTATATCAGAAGTGAAATTAAATTCGGTGTGAACCCAATAAGAGTGTCTTATTGCGTCTACGTATTCATTTAAATTTGGATACTCGTATGGTTTTAAATTTATCCTTTTTGAGAATATATTTGGCATATTATTAGAGCGGTAAATAATATATTCTTTGGCAACTTCATTTAACCCGTTATCCATGAGTTTATTTTCTACCATATCATGTATCTCGTCTACGTGTGGAACTTTATCTTTATTATTTCTAAAGATAGCCTTTGTTGTAATTCTAGCTATTTTTTCTGCCATTTCTTCATCAACATTTCCAACACTATTCATTGCCTTTAGTACCGCATTTTCAATTTTATCAACCATATAAGGTACTTTATTTCCACTTCTTTTTACGACAAAACGCATTTCATTATCTACTTTAGTTGTTAAATTTTCCATTATTTACGATTTAAAATTATAATTTATCCTCCTTTTGTTTTCTTTTGTCAAGGAGTTCTTTAATTCTTTCCTTGTTTCTTTCTTCTTTCTTTTCTTCAAGACCAAGGAACGTTACACTCTGTTCAGTGTCTATTACTAACATCTCATTATCAAACTTACAGTTTTCGAATACAATACCATCTTTTCCAATACGAGACTTAGTAATCGCAATTGTTGCGAGATTCATTTCTTTTTGTTGTAAAGATTTAGCTACCGATATTATTACGTGACCTACTTGTGCCTTTTTAATCGACCCTCCCATTTGGTCTGTAGTAACAACATCTGAGGATATAGAGCTTCTATTACCTTGTGTTGCCGTCCAACCTACTAAATTTAATTCATGACACATTGCTTCGAATCCTCTCATAACCGAGCCTTCACTTTTCCATTCGTCACCTAAATTCTTATCAGGTACAATACAATCAATATAGTCTAGTACCACCATATCTATTTTATTACCTTCAGCCATCATTTTACGAATTTGATTTTTTATCTGATTCATAGTTAATGTATCTGACGGTAATTTCTTTAAAATTAATTTGTTGTTAGTATTTTCCCTTATATCTTTAACTTTTTCTAAAACTTTATCTTTATGCATAGACAGTAAATCAGGAGCGATTTCAGTCCAAAGAGTAAAATGTTTTCTTTGTATAATTTTAGGATTATCTTCAAAGAAAACTTGAAGTACATTATAACCTAAATTAAATGCGTGATTAGAAATTTTGGTTAAAAAAGTAGATTTTCCCACTCCTGTAGGTGCTAGTATAACCCCCAACTCTCCTTTCGCCATACCTCCTTTCAAAAGATTATCAATACCTGGTATACCCATAGGTATCGGATGTCTAAAATCCTCTTCTAAAACGTCATCTAAGTTAGCAAAAACATCTGCGGTTCCGGTATCTATTTCACCAACTTGTAGTGCCTCTCTAACCATTTCTTCTAAGTGGTCATAAGATTCAAAGTCACCTTTATCTATAATTTTTTGTGCCCTTCCCATGACTTTTTGAAGTTCTTGTTGTTTACAAAACTTTAAAGCTTTTTCTTGTACAAAAGTATTTCCTTCTTCAGGCGATTCTTTAATCTGTTCAACCGTATCTAAAGTCATTTTTTGAGCCATCGGTGAGGATAACTCGGACTTAATTAACTGCTCTAGTGTGTTATATGAAGGTGTATGTTCATACTTTTGATAGTACTCTTTAATTATTTGCATAATTAACTTAAAGTACTGATTATCAAAGTACTTAGGTTCAATAACATCAACAATAGAAGAAGCGAAATCTTTATATACGATAATATTATTAATGAGTTGTATCTGAAATGTATTACCTAAGTACCCAAAATTTTTTTCGTTCGACATATTGTATAATTATAATAGAGTGTCTAAATAAATATACTCAACTTAGTGTATATTCTTGGTATTCGTATGTCAATTTGTCATTTGACAAGACATCACTCAAACTCTTTAAAACTCGCTTTAGATGTGGTCTAACATCTACAGTATATCTTACTTTAGGTGGGTACAATTTACCATCCCAAACTCTATGGTATAAAACATTATCATCTTTCTTTACATAGATGTTAAAATACTCATCACCGTCAGTCATAGAAGTTTCAAGTATCTCCGAATCTTCATATATCTGAAACTTATTTTCTAACATGTAAACAACAGTTTTCATTTTTAAGTCATGGTGAATATCTATTTCTATGTCCCTTACAACATCTGTAAGTTCTAAACTTTTGTAAGCTTGTTCATTATAATTTTTTACATTAAAAAATCTTTGTACTATGATGTTGTCATTTAATGTCAACAAGAATTCCATCTTTGTCATGTCTGCCCTATCTTTCTTCATAATTTAATTTTTAAGGTTATTTTTTTGTTTTTTTAAATCTTCTTTTTTCTTTTCTTGTTAGTTTCATAAAGGGTGTTAGAAAATACACCCAAGCGTTATCTGTTTTTGGTAAATATTTGAACATTCCATCATCCATCATCATTCTCATAAGGTTTTGATATCCCCTTCCCTCAGGGTCTATATCTTCCTTGTAATAAAGCAGTACGAGTTCCCTTGCTTCTTCTGTTAGTAGCGGTTGTGAAAGGTCCACGAGTTGTTTGTTGATGACATAAAACTCTTCTCCGTACACCCCTCTCTTTGTCTTTCCCGATAGTAAATTTTGTAATGCTCTATTGTCTTTATCATTCTCGTGTAGTTTTTCACCTTTTTGTAAAATATCGTCAACAGAAACCACAGAGTCAATTATCTCAGGAAAAAGTTTTGAAAAAGTCTTCTCTCCAAAATAATAAATTCCGTCAATATTATCTGACTTATCACCAGATATAATCTTAAAGGTACTAATATTTTGGTGGGGAATAGAGATGTCCTTTAATTTAACTTTATCTCCAAACTTAATCATTTCCTTTTGAGATGGGGAATACACCTGCACAGTATCCGAAATTAGTTGTGTCAGGTCTTTATCTGCAGAGAATATAGTCTTATTTTCATCTTTAGAAATCTGACAATAATAAGCAATCATATCATCGGATTCATTATCATTTACTTCTACCTGACGAATAAACATTTCTTCAAGGTATTGTTTAACTCTACCCATTTGCCAATCATATGATTGTTTTTGAATGTCATTTAGTCGGTTATATCTTCTATTTTCTTTATACTCCGCAAATATTCTTTTTCTCTGTATGGAGTTATTTTTTCCGTCCCAAAAGACAATAACCTTATCGTAATTGTGTTCATCAATAAATCTACGAACAGTATTTATAAAGTGGTATATACCACCAATGTGATTACCTTTGTGGTAATACTCCCGAACTCCATGATAACCAATCTTGAAGAGGTTATTGCCGTCTACTAATAAAGTTTTGGTCACACCATAAAATTAAAAGGTTACACTATCTTCTTCTAACTTAAAATCACTACCAGTACCGATAATGTCTTTCCAATACTCCGCATTCTCAGCTTTATATGTCTCAATGGACTTCTTTTCTTCCGTAGAATCTTTTCCTGCCAAAAATCCATGTGCGGTTACAAGAATTCTACCGTCCTCATATCCCAACCCGTTGATGTGGTTTTTCATGACTGATACTTTTGTTCTGGTCGCGAACTTTACTTTTCTTTTGTCTTTCACTGCAGTAATTTTTGTGGTTCCCGCACCTTTTTGGTTTCCAAATAAAAATACCAAAGACGAGTTTAACCAAATCGCTTCACCACCCTTTGCCTTAATTTTTGGTTGACCAAAAGGATTATCAGGTAATTCGACCCACGGTTGGTTGACAATAACCAAAGTGTTTTCATATTTAGAATCTGACCTGCGTGAACCTGAAATTCTTTGGTTGATACCCATGCCAATTTTGTCCGCAAGTACCGCTGCATTGTGTTGTTTACCTCCTTTACCATCATATGTCATCTTACAAGGTACAGAACCAACAGAATCCCACAAGAACAATAGGTCGTAATCTAAATCCCCTTTACTTTGTGCATCCAACAATTCATTAATAAAGTCAGTAATCTGTTCAATATATTCAAAGTTATTGTTGAATAGGAAGAATCCGTCCCAGTCTAATTCTCCTGTTTCTTCATCAACCACTTCTTCACACTCAAAACCCATAAGTTTTGCGTGGTCAAATGACCATTTTTGTTCTGTAATAATAAAAACAGGAAGAATACCCTTTTTTTGTGCGTCAACCGCGGCTTTAACAAGCGCGGTAGTTTTGCCTGTGTCCGAGTGACCCAAGAACATATTCAAATGCCCCATAGCGGGACCGGGTACACCGACCGCATCCAAAAATTCAGTACCCAAGTCGTAAAATCTCTGTGGTTTGAATTTTGCCGAAGAAGAAAATTTCTTCTTTATATCTTTAAAGTCTTTTTTCTTAATTGCCATAATTTAAAATATAAAAGATGGAGGGACGTTACTATCCCCCCATCTGTAGTTTTGGTTTGTTAGAAAGGAAGGTCTTCGTCAACTTCCATCTTAGATTGTGAATCTTCAACAGTTTCAGTAACCACTTCTTTCTTCGTTCCTCCCCCGATTGTTTCGGTTTCATCTCCATCACCATATACAAACTTTTTAAGTTCGGAGTCCCATACAGGTGTTTCACCACGAGCAACTGCTTCAAGATACTCTACAGGTCTTTGTGCGTAAACATCAGACCATGTCATCTCATCTTCCATCCATTCCTTCATTTGGTCATTATCTTCACTTAGAGGAGTTGGGTCGTCATACATAATAGTTTGAACAACTGTGTACTCAATACCTGAATTAGTCTTAGACTTAGACAGTTCAATGATTAAATCACGACCTTCACCAGCGTCGGTAATATCTCCTTTTGCTCTCCATATTGGAATTATTTTGTCAAGGATACCTTCTTGTTTATAGTTGTCTTTAAATCTCCAAAACTTAACTCCATCTTCTTCATTGTCTCGGTCAACAACCTTTACAATGTAAAACTTACGAGGACGGTACTGCATTGCGAGTTTCTTATCTGATTCCTTACCTGTAGATATCAACTCTTCATAAACCTCAGTTAATGGTGAACGCTCACCGTCATTTTTACCTGGGTCGTACAATTTAACCCACTTACCGTCAACTTGAACTTCGTGGAACCATACTTCTTTAAAAGGTGATGAACCATCAGGTGTTGGTAGGATTCGAACCCTTGATTGTCCTGATTTTGTTCCTTTGGGGAGATACGTAGTGAAGTATTTCTTCAATCGTTGCTCCTGTGTCATTCCGTCTCCACCACTGCGAGACTCTGTGTTTTTTTCGTACTGTGCTAGTACTGCGTCAAGTGCATTTGCCATTTTTTTGTTTTTCTTTTATTCGTTAAATTTATCTGTTACTCAAAACAAATAATAACCAAGAAAAACATTAAGTCAAATATAATTTTTAAAATTCTTCGTCTTTGAAAGGCTCATCAAATGATTTTTTAATATCACTTTCAGAGTAGTTTTCTATGTTTTCATCCGTTAAAACATATTCATTTTTTCCTGTCTGTTCAAACTCATTCTGTTTATCCATAAAAAAATCTGTAAGTTTTTGATTATAAGGATAACTATCTAAACTTCTTAATTGTAATTTTTCTTCAGGGGTCTTTTGTCTGTATTTTTCTACCTTACTTTCTAAATCATTAATTTTATTTAATATATTGTCCATTTCTCCTAATTTAGAAGTTAAATCTTCTAACTTACTAAACATACTCTCCATATACTCATCTTGTTTGTCTGAAATATCTTTTTGTGTCGTAACTAATTCTGTAACATCCAATTCTTCGGTTCCTGTTTCTCCCGTACCTAAATCTTCTGTACTATCATCACCTTCGTCATCCACAACCTCAACATCAGGGTCTGTTTCAATATCTACAGGTTCAGGAATTTCATCTGCTCCGGTATCCCCTCCTTCAGTTCCTTCATCAGATAATGGTGGTAATTCGTCTCCTCCCTCAACATCTTCTTCAGGTGTTGGTGGTTCTGTTTCTTCTTGTTCTAAGATATAGTTATTTATATTTTTATACCTTTCTATTTCAGATATTATTTTTTTCTCTACAGACATGTTGTTAAATTTTAACCGTTTAATAAAGTTTTTACCCCATGCTTAGTTTCAACTTTCATGGT